TTCAGTAAGGGAAACGATAGTAATCTTATGACCATCCTCAGTCTTACCACCATCCTCACGAACTGCGAGACCATTCTTTACAAGAGAGTTAACGCATCCTGTAACTGAAGCAATCTTCTCGAGTCCGAGACCTTCCTGAATTTCAGAAGTCTTAACTGAACCGCCGTTCTCCTTGATGTACTCGAAAACCTTAAGTGTCTTTTCTGCCAATTTTGTTGCCATAAAAATTCTCCTCATCCGCCGTTTAATTTTATTTTATTTTTTTTATTTATTTCGAGTTAGGCGGCTAACTCTTAAAAGTTATCTCTAACTTTTATACTAATATTATAATGAAAATTTCAGAAAAATTCAAATTTTATTTTCGCCTATCCAAAAAATCGGATAAAATTATAAGCCCAAGGGCAATAAGTATAAGGGTAGAAAGAACTTTATAAATATCCATAAGTTACTCCTTTAACTTATTACATATATATTATAACGAAAATTTCAGAAAGTTTCAAATTTTAGATGCCGTTCAATTTTAGAACTTTTGAATTTTCTGAAAGTTTAATGGACTTAACTCCTTGCGCGCCCCGGCTCAAAAGAGGAATATCTGATAATTTAAGACGAATCTGTGCCTTTGAAGAGTTTACAAGTACATCTTTATCTTGGCTAAGAGAAAGAATACTACATAAACAATCTGTATTTTGAATACGAACTCCTTTGGTTGCACGCCCTGTAATCCTAAATTCACTAAGAGCGGAACGCTTTATATATCCATCTTCTGCAACGGTTATAAGTTCTCTAGTCGCATCGTTTATGATAATGGCCTCTACTACTGTATCGCCATCATTAAGTTTCATTCCAGCGACTCCGCGCGCGGTACGACCGATTGAACGAATATCAGAAGTTGTAATCATTATGAACTGACCGGCACGAGATGCAATACCAATCTTTTCATTATTTAAGAAGAGAACGGATACAATCTCATCGCCTTTATCAAGTTTTATCGCGGTTGCTCCTACATTTCTTTTTAAGTTATATTCCGAAAGTTCGGATTTCTTTAAGATACCATTCTTCGTAATGAAGATAATATACTCTTTAGTGTTCTGCTTGGAGATTACTGCGGCCGCAACAACTTTTTCAAATGGTTGAATATTTATAAAGTTTGAAAGATATTGCTTTTCATTTACTACAAACTCGCCCATCTTTGAGTGGTAGAAGTTACCGTGAGATGTAAAGAAGAGAATTGTATCTGTATTTTCTCCAACGAGATTATCAACTATGAACTCTCCTTCATCGAGTTTGAATTTTGAACCCGCGCCATTACGCTTTTGCGAATAAAGAGTCGACGTTTCAGATACAAAGATCGCGCCATTATTTGTAAAGGAGATTGAGAGTTGTTTCTTTTCAATGGGTTCGTTATCATTTCCTTCTGCCAACTGGACTATTTTAGTTCTTCTTTCGTCTCCAAATTTCTTTGCGACTTCTCTCCAACCATTCTTTAATTCATTATTAAAAAGTTCTTCATTATTTAATATCTCATTAAGGCGAGTTGCTTCTTTAAGTAGATTTTCGCGCTCGTTCTCTAACTTTTTGACTTCCAAATGAGCTAAGCGGCTAAGTTTCATATCGAGAACTGCTTTTGCCTGGACTTCATCAAGTAAAAAGTTTTTCTGTAAAGCGATAGAGGCGGCCGCAGTAGACTCAGACTTCTTTATTGTCTGGACTACCTCATCAATTTTTGCTAAGCAGATAAGAAGTCCATCAATTACATGAATACGATGTTCAATCTTTCTAAGGTCATATTCAAAACCTCTACGATATACAATCTTTTCGTGGTCGATATGAGCTTGAAGCATTTCCTTCCAAGTAAACACCTTCGGGAACCTACCCATATCGAGCATTGTGAAGTTAATACCGAAATATGATTGTAATGAAGTTTCTTTATATAAATATCTTAATACTCTATCAGGATTTGCTTTTGCAGTAAGGTATATCTTAATAAGAGGTGTCTTACCCGTAAGGTCGTTGTATCTATCAATGCCGGGATTATCTTCTCCATTAAGAATATTATCTAACTGACCACAAATTGTATTAGTATAAACACCATAAGGAATTTCAGTTACAACAAAACATCTTTCCTTTTTATCAAACTCAACTACACTTCTCAACCTACAAGCAAAGCCTTCGCCATTCTTCATTGACTGCTTTACTTCATTTTCGTTATAGAGAATTGCGCCAGTGGCAAAGTCGGGTGCGCAGTAGATATCTTCAAAATCGCAATCAGGATTATCAATTAAGTGAATAAGTGCATTATTAACATCCTTAATATTATACTGCGGTACGGAAGATGCCATACCCGTTGCAATACCACTAGTTCCATTACAAATATTATAATATCCCTTCGAAGGCAATACAGCAGGAAATTGTTTTGTATTATCATAATTATCTCGCCATTCTAAAATTGTTTCTTTATCAATATCAGTAAACAGTATATCACTAATTGAAGACAATCTACTTTCAGTATAACGCATTGCGGCCCAGTTACCAGATTCGATTAATGTGCCCGCATTACCTTTTACTTCAACCAAAGGATATCTCATAGAAAAGCCCTGACCAGCACGCATAATAACGCCTTCGCAAGAACTATCGCCGTGAATATAAAAATCTGCCATAGCCATACCGACAGCATTAGCGGTCTTTTTATACGGATTTTTATGTATCAGTTTGTGTATAAGCATTGAATAGAAAATTTGTCTCGCCGAGGGTTTAAGTCCATCTCGAACATCTACCAATGCACGAGACTGAATTACCGCGCCCGCATATTGAGTAAAACTTTGTTCAATAACTGGTTTTAGTTCTTTATTATTCACCAAGAATTTCCTCCAATCTATCTTCAACTATTTCTCTATAAGTAATATAATACAATTTTATATTTTTGTCAACACAATAATTATATTTAATTTTATCTCGTCGTTGGCAATCTTCTAGAGCGGCTTGATTGTTCCAACCACTACCCGTTTTAAAGTGAATGTTACCTTGATATTCAATTAAACAACGTAAGGAATTATCATCATTAAAAATAGCAAAATCATATTTATATTGAGCATTATTTGGTGACCAGAAATCATCAAATCCATATTCGGCCTTGTATTTATAGTGATGTTCATTTAACCATCGCATAATTGTAGCATTACCGCGTGATTTTATACAGCCACAGGATTCTGTATCACCAAATCGTAAATAACGATGATTAATTACGCATTGATTACCACAGTCACATTGACACAACCACATTCTATCTCGATGACCATTGGCATAAGTTAACCAAGAATCAAAACCTAATACTACTAATTTACCGAAACGCTGTCCTGTTAAGTCACCGCCGCCACGTTCCATATTACGTTGTATAATTACTTCACTTTTTAAACAACCACAAGATTTTGTATGACCGCTACGCAATAATTTACCGATAACTTCACACTCATTTCCGCATTTACATTTACATTTCCACATAGCGCGGCCGCTCTTACTTGGAGCGGGCGCGATAACAGTTAAATATCCATATACATTTCCTACTTCATTTATTTTTGCTCCCATTTTAAGTTCCTCCTTACCTTCTATATATAAGTAGAAATGGCACATTTGGACTTTATAAAAATGGTTCCATTTGTATCATTAATTTCTATAATTAACTTTTATTCTCTTATTTCTGAAAAATCAATATTATTCATTATGAATTCTTTTCTTCGCTCAACATTATCACCCATTAAATTACATAATAATTTAATAGCTTCTTCAGAATATTCCATTCTATCAATTCTTTGATATTCTTCTGTAAACATTGAGGCGTGAGCAGTTTCCGCGGGAAGTTCACCAAGTCCTTTGGCACGAGTTACCTCACCTTTTATTTTACTTCTTTCCTTACTAAACTCTTCATCAGTAAAGTAATAACTTTCCTTACCATTATATTCTACAATATAAAGAGGAGATCTTAGCCAACAAAGACGGCCTTCTTTTATAAAGTCAGGTGCTAAAAACTGGAGAGCCGACATAATCAAAAGTCCAATATGATAACCGTCTGAATCAGCATCCGTACAAATTGCAAGTTTTCCATAACGAAGTTTAGATGCGTTATATTTCCCTGGCATAATATTCATTGCACTCAACAAGAGCTTTATTTCTTCATTCTCATAAACCTTCTCTTCGGGGTTAGATAAGCAGTTAATAATTTTTCCACGAATTGCCATTAATCCATATTTTGTATAGTCGCGCGCCTGAGCCATACCGCCAAGCGCGGAATCTCCTTCTACAATTAAAAGAGTTGAGTTTTGTCCTAAGAACTCTGCATCCTTCAACTTATCAGATGCAAATACTTTTTTCTTCTGATTATTTTCAATTTCCTTAGTGGCACTAAGAACCTGCTGACGTTTTTTCTCTGCGGCCGCATCAGCCTTAACTTCGATTAAGAGTTTTTCCATAATTCTGTCAAACTCTGCTTTATACTGACGCTCAAAATCTTCCAACATTTTTGTGGTCACGCGCTGGCACAATCCGCGAAGCTCAGGATTTGTAATTTTTGATTTTGTCTGTCCGTCATAAACTGGGTTCTTCAAGTTTACAGAACAAACATAAATAAGTCCTTTCCTTAAAATATCGGGGTCTCCCTCTTTAATCTTCTTCTTGAAGAAGTTAGTAAGTGAAGTCTTAATACCGGTAATCGGGGTACCGCCGTTTTCGTTCTCGCCACCATTAGAGAATAAATAAAACTTTTCTGCTCTACTTGCGGTCCACTGGAGAATAATCTCAACATCAATATCATTCTCCGTAACCTTACAATGAAGCGGTGTCTTATGAATAGGCTTTTCAAAATTATCTTTTACAAAGTCCATAAGACCATTATTACTAACATAAGAGCGAACCTCTTTGGTCTCCGCATTTGTAACCTTAAAAGTAATTCCCTTATTAAAATAAGAATATTCCTTCATCTGATTACAAATTTCTTCATAATCAAAATATACGGGTTCGGACTTAAATACTTCCTGTGAAGGTTTGAAGATGATATATGTACCTCTCTTCTGACCATTCAAAGGTTTCTTCTGACATACTTCCCATTTCGGAATTCCTTCCTCAAATTCCATATACCACTCAGCGCCATCACGATAACTTGAAATCTTAAACCAGTCTGATGAACAGCAAGTTGCACCTGAACCAGTACCATTAAGACCACGAGACTTGCCACCATAAGCGTCATCATCAAACTTACCGCCCGTATGATTTTCTGTAAGAAGGTCAATCATTACTTCTTTTGTAAACTTATTCGCGCCATGCGGCATGCCTCTACCATAATCACGACAAGAGGCCCAGTCTTTTCCGACTACGACTTCAATAAGTTTAGCATCGGGCACGACAAGGGCTTCATCAGTACCATTATTTATAAGCTCAAGTAGGGCCGCAATAACACCACTATGGTCAGCGCTACCAAGATAAATACCAATACGCTTGCGCACACCTTCTCTAAAAGTTAAATGTTGAATTGAATTAGCATCATAGTTTTGTTCCATTCAATCTTTCTCCATTCTATCAAACTATATATTTATTATAACAAAAATTCCCCGAAAAATCAAATTTCTCGGGGAGTTATATTACTTTTTAATTTTCTATTGGCTCAAACCTATCATTTATTTTTTCCGCGCATTTATCACAAAAAGGACTTATCCAACCCATACTCATTTTTGTCGCAGGCGCGCCGCAGACGCAGCAAGTTTTATATGAGAGGTCTTCGTATTTACGAATTAAAGCACTATATTCATCGTATACCGCGGCCGGTATATCCCATTCATACCATCTAAGTCCGCCATATTTTTCTTTTACTTGACAGAGTCTATATTTATCAATATACCCAGCCTTTTCGAGAAGTGGTTTAAGTTCTGCACAAAGGTCTTCACAAAGTTTTGCCCAACCTTTAGGCGCGCAATCAATAAATGTAAAGACATCATTATCCTCTATATCTAAATAATTGATTGCTTCATCTCTATCCATTCGAAGCCAAGGATATTCCATTAAAAGCCAGCGCTTATGGTCAGGAGAGTCGATTGGAGCGTTCTTTAAATCTTCAAGCCAATCCTTATACTCATTAGACATTCAACTAAATCTCCTTTCGTTTTTACTAACTATATTATATCAGAAATTTGAAAAAATGTCAAATTATTTAGTATTCGATATAATTTTAGAAAGAATTTCTTCATTAAAATTTTTATAGAATTTAACCGTAATAGTATAATTTTGTAAAGCATCATTTCTTTGTTTATTCCAGGCCATTGGCATATTTGGAATCTTAGGTCTTCTTTTCCTTCTTTTTTCATCCTTACTTTGATTTTCCACCCAAATGTCTTGATGTTGGTCTAAATAGTAACTATATGTTGTAGGAAATAAAATTTCTGATTTGTGTACTATTATGTTAATGAATCTAGAATAATCCCTTAATTCATTTGCAATCTCAATTAATGATTGACCTGCGCCTTTCAAAAAAATAGACATTGGTACATTTACATCATCTAGTAATAATGCATGAATCGAATTTGCACTATTATTATTATATTCATCACCTATTTTTTCCCAATCATCAAATAATAAATATGCAATAGATTCGCTAATATACATAAATAACCATTGTCTTATATGTCCATATTCTTGACTAAGTATGGCGCCATTTATAGTATTAGCAACAACTTTTACAAGTTTATTTATATCTATATCCTTAAACGAGCCATATCTTGGTAGAGTATATAATCTATTAAGAGATACTTGAGTATTAGTAAAGCCATTAAATTTTTCAATATTTGTAAGACGATAAGCTTTTGCAGATTGAAAAACTACGAAACCTTCTTTTATTTTTGAAAGATGGTTATTCCAATATTCCATTAATTCTTTATGAGCATGCGCCATATTTTCAGTACCATCTAACTTTTTAGACAGGTCTGTTAATTCTTGATTTATTATTTCTTCATTTAATTCCGCTTTTAATTGAAAAACTACAATATTATCTGTACCAACTTTATTTGACTCTATTGTGCGCGCGTCTCTGTGGTAGCCATTTTGATCTATCGTTCCATCTCCCATACTACTTCTCAACATATTTACTATTTCATTTAAGCTACCACCTATCTGACCAGTTCTTTCATTTGTAAAAGAAAGAGCTTTTTTTGCCCATGTATGACCATACATTCTTTTATTGGCTTTAATCGCATTTACATTTTGCCTTATAATATTTTTAATACTTTCATCACTAAAGCTTTTTCTTATTTTTGTTTTATAAATTTGTTGAAAAATTTTATTACTCTTAAACAAGTTTAATAATTCTTGATATCCAGAACCTGTACCAAATCTATCTGGAGTTTTATTTTTATTTTGATATGAAAGAAGTTCTTCAATAGTTTCATCAAAACTTTCTTCAAATATATCAATTATTCCTTCTTCCATTCTTTTTATACTTTTATCCAAATCTTCATCAGTTTTTACATTTTCTAATTCTTTGTGTATAAAATCATTAACTTTTCTTCCAAGAATTTTATTCAATTTTGAAACATATAAACTACTAATACTAGGTGCAAGGCCGGCCTTTTCACCCTCTTGTAAGGCTATACCAATTCTGTCTAAAGCATCTTTATACTGCTCAGCACCTACTAAAACTTCATTAAAATTTTTAATAAAATTTTTTATATCATTAGTATCTTTAACTTCAATACCAAGAACTGATTTTATTAGTTCTTTTTCCTTTTCTTCTTCTGATTGTCCAAGTTCTATTAAAAACTTTCCAACTTCTTCATATTGATTCAATGTTGGTCTACTTTGAAAATCACTATAATAACTACGAATTAAACTTTCTTGCTCTTGTCTAGTTTTTTCTAATCGAGAATTATTAGAGCGACGATTATAAACTACATACCCATTATCGTCTAATGCATCTACACCTTTAGTAGCCATATTCTCCCTCCTAAAAATTAGGCCTGACTAATGCCAGGCCAGACTTTAATCTAATTTATCCGCAAGACTCGCAACCGCTGACCTTTCTGACTTCGGCATATTTATATATCCAAATAATTCTTCATCTTGCAAACTTTCTATCATTCTTTCAAGTCCTTGTGATTTATCAAAAATTATCTTATCTCTTTGCTTTAAGTCACCATCCATCCAAAGTTCAGAGCCTTCATCTATTCGCCCCATAATAAGTTGGATGTGTTCTTTTGTTAAGTTCTCTGATTCCATAGAATAGAGAATCGAATTTTTTATCGAGCGGCCGCGCAAGAACGCAAGAGGAATTACCTCTAACTTTCCTTCTAATACTAATCGCTTTACTCCTTCGATACCGCCGCAATGATCGGCGAATGGCATCAAAAAGGGTAACATTTTATCATCTGCCTCGCCTGGAAGTGCACCTAAGCTATCCGTATCTTTCACTTGGACATTATTACGAATAAAAATAATTTTCTCAAATCTATTTTCTTGTATTGCTTGAAGCGCGGCAGTGATACAAGCCATTGATTTACCACTTCCCCATTTTCCTGTTAATAACTTTATAGGTACATTCTTGTTATTCAAAAGGTCGAGGGCGCAATATTGCTGAGGATTGCGCGGTTTCATAATTCCTGTGAAGTCATTTCCTACTGTTGGATATTGAACTCGTCTAAGGACTCCATTATCATTACAGTAATAATCAATAGCTTCATTATTTTCATCTATAAGAATTATATATTCATTTCTTTTTAATTGAAAATCTTGAGGTTTAATTTCTCCTGAATAAAATTTAGTTAAAAACTCATTTCCGGCTTTTATCTCTCTATATCCAGTATATGCTTCCATGTTACCTCCAATTATAAAAGGGCGCCGATAAGACGCCTTAATATTTTTGGTTAATTATAAGTAGAATTTTTTCATTATTTCTCGACTGTTTTAGTTTCTCTATCTCTAAAGAATAGGTCTACAAAGGCATTATCAGAATAGTTTGGAACTGTTCCTACCCAACCATAGAAAGAACTCGAAAGTCCATTAAAGATAGAGTCAAATCGTCTATTGAGTCTAAGGCGTTCCTCTGCTGTATGCTTGGAGTTATTTACTCTTATCATTTCTGATTTTTCTTCTTCAAGCATAGTCATTAGTTTTTCTTTTACCATTTCAAATTGTTTTTGACTTACGGGTTTATTAAAAATATAATACTCTTTACCTTCTAAACCCGTACAAAACATACAATGACGAGAATTTTTCATAAAACCGCAGAAGTGGCAATCTGTTAAATCCTGGGACATATAGACATAATTACATTCATTAAGATGATTTGAATTAAGTATTACTGAACTCCATGCTATATCGTTACTGCGGCCGACATCAATGGAATCGGTTATGTCTTGAGATTCAATAATACGATTTGAATTTTTTATATGTCTACTATGTGCAATATTAGTGCCATATCTAATATTTATACTATTATAAATATTAGAACTATAATAAATATGATTTGAATCTCGAATAAATTTACTATCAGTTACATTTAAGCAATTATATAAATTTTCACTATCTTTAATAAATTGGCAATTCCAAAAATTATTACAATTTTCTACACTACAGGCTAAATAATAAGCCGCGAGTTCCATATCTGAAAGACGATAATATTCTCTAATATAATGATAAAAGCTCCATGGAAATATTATTGTACTTATGGCTTCTAAAAATTCCATGGAATCTATACCATCTTCGAACTTAAGGCCGCCGCCGTATCGTTCTAATACCTCAGGTGTTATCTTCATTTTTCTTTTCCTCAAATGGAATACGTTTTACTTCTCCATTTTCCTCCTTATAAATATATGGAAAATCGTGTTCATTTATAATATATTCAAATCTTTTATTTAATACTTTTATAAAAATTTGTACTGTTGGATTATTTCCATTAAATAATACTTTTATATATCGTTTATTTTTCCCTATAAGTTCTGCGCCAAGTCTATCGCGCGCCCATCTAAGATAGTCGGGATAAGAAAGATTTAATAATCTCGCTATAAATACATCATAAGAACCAGATGTTCCATTAAGAAAATAATCAGTAGGATAGTCAAAATAAATAATATATTTATCTTGATAAACTGGGTGGTTCTGTAAGTAGAAATATTTACTCATATTAAAACTCTATTTCCTCCCATAATTTTCTTATTCCATCTATTTCTTCTTCATTTAGTTCACATAATTCTCCCCAATCTTTATTACGAAAAATTTTACTATTAAAATTAGGAAGAGATTTATTATATATTATTTTTTCAGGTTCTTTTTCTTTATAATCTTTTATATATTTTTTAACTGTATAAGGACTTATATTTAAAGTATTGGCAATAGTCTTACAACTTTTACCCTCTGAATACATTTCATTCATATTTACTATCATATCATTCGTTATAACTCTCATTGTCTTTCCTCCTATACTATCTTTAGTATACCAGTTTTTTGGAGAAATTGCAAATTTTGGGTATAATAAAGGGCGCACATTACGCGCGCCCTCTAAAAATTACTTCAAAAGTAAGTTCCAAAATTTCTCATCGACAATTCCATTTTTCTCTAAGCCATGGCTTTCCTGGAATCTATATACGGCCTGCTCCGTATCATAGTCGAAGTCTCCGTCAAGAGGCATAGGCTCTCCATTATAAGTTTCTACCGCGTAGCCAAACTCATTTAAGAGTGCCTTGAGTGTATTAACCTGTTCTCCTGTGCTACCTCTACTAAGAATTCTTAAATTGATAGTACAAGGTTCCTCCGGTTCAGGTGCTGGCGCGGGTTCAGGTTCGGGTTCTACGTCAGTATCTTCGTCTTCATCTTCGTCATCATAACGAGGACGACCAAAGCCTGCTATACGGCTATCATCGAAGTCATACCATTTGCGCTGAACCATATCTCCGGCATTTCCTTCGATTGTAGTAATATAATCTTCGGTGTCTTCTACAAGTCCTACGTGGGCGATACCATTACCGAAGTCAAAAAAGATAAAATCTCCTTTCTTCGGATCTGATGTAGTCCAAGCATCTGCGTCCTTAAAGTATTGCGCCATATATGCCGCGCTACAAGAATAGTTATTATATGAAGGCTGATAAGTAAAATACTGCGCATCCCACTTTTTTGCTTCATCATCACGGTCCGCAGGCTGCGCAGAAATCAAACACATACAGTTGCAGAAAGTTCCACACCAAGCTACGTTTTGTTTAGTCTGCGGCGCGTAATATCCACAATCATCAAGGATTTTTGCGAATATGGTCCAGTTATTTTCTCCTTCTTCGTACCCAATCCATTCACGAGCATGGTCGAGTACCCAACTAGCTTTAAGTGAACCCATAGGTTATGCCTCCGTTGAGAGAAGTGATTTAGCCTTTTTAATAAGCTGATTTACACCTGTTGCTGCAAGTCCAGAAGCTCCACCGATTACAGTTGCTGTAAGCCAATCTGTTGCGGGAATAAGGTTAGGAATTGTATAGAATGAGACGATTCCTAAGATTGCGCCGAGTACGATGCAGATACCTGGGATAAAATCGTCGAGCTTTTCGTTTTTGAAAAGTTTTATACAAACACCAACGAGGTAGCAAAAAGCTATAATTACGGGTACTGTTGCAATTTCTAACATTTTAATTTCCTCCTTTTATATTATGTATTATCTGGTTCGGGCTTGTCGTGATGAAAACTTTCATTCATAATTAAATATCCATCTTCATCAACAATAAGAGCCGCATGGTTATCGATTGTACTTACAACCGCGACAGATAAAATTAAATAATATTTCTGTCGCGCCTCTGCGAGATTATCGTATTGATAAGATAATGTAGATGTTACACCACCATCAGTCTGAACTTCAATTACAATGTAATTTTTCATAAATATCCTCCTTTATTTATATTATTTACAAAGATAAGTACCTGTTACATATAGTCCGTTTCCGCTTGCAACCTGTGTAAGAGCAGAAGCTCTGATAGATATATTTCCACTACCATCTAACCATCCCATCAACATGGTAGACCCTGTATAACCAATTAAAGTCATATCAACCGCAGGGAATGCAACTCCAGATATTTTTCCAACAAATCCATCTGTACCGGCGGCAACTTGAGTGCCTGCACCCTTTACTTGCACCATTAATTGAACTAACCTACCCCATTTTTTACAAGTAACCGTTCCTGCCGTCCATACTCCCGATGATTTAGTAAGAGTCACGGTAGGTGTTGTAGGAGACATAACTATATCTGAACAAGACACTTTGCCTGTCGCAGATTCTAGGTTAATACCTACAGTTCCATCTGTCTTATATAAAGTAAGAACACCGTCATCATTGGAACCAATCCATAATAATGCCCTAGTACTGCTACTGCTATTTCGAACATATAAACTACATCCTTTTAATAATAAATTACCTGTCATAGTACCACCGCCCAAAGGTAATTTCGTATTATCCGTAGGTGTAGCCCAAGAACCATCGTTTCTAAGATATGTTGTAGTAGCAGAACCTAGTTGTGGTCCATTTGTAATAGTATTTGTACCACTAAATTTTGCTATATATCCACTTGTTCTCGTACCAGAGCCAGTTATGTTGTTTGTGATACTGGGGGTTACTGTTACTGTTTGAGCAGTACCGCCACTCGGTGTTACTGTGAATCCATTTGTGCCATTTGCAAAAGTATAAGTAGTATTTGGTGGAGTTTGCCAACTTCCGTCTTCTCTGAGATATTTTGATGTGCCGCTTCCTGTGCCTAATGCAGCTTTAACATTTGTCGCATTTACAATGTTTTTTACTGGTCGCCGGTGATAAGAAGTAGTGGTTGTACCTCCACCTGCATATTGTGCGACAAGATAATCATCTGCTTGTGCTTGAGAAGCACCCTCGGTTAATCCATTAATAAGATTAGATAAACCTACAGTTTGAGCAGTCCCCGAAGATGGAGTAAGTTTTATATGCTCCCCGTCACGACTGAGGCTATAAGTAGTATCAGTAAATACAGCGCCACTCGGAACACTTGCTGCAATAGTATAACTAGAACTCTTTAATCCACCATTTGTACCATCAGCAATCAAAACATTCCCAGAAGTAGGTGTTGTTGTGTACCAACTAAGAAATGCAGTATGCGATTCATTATCTGATGCTATCGTCTTTAATTCATAAATCTGAGTTTTATTTGTATTATTACTTCTATTAGTTGCAGTAGCATAGACAAATTGAAGGTATTCATTATTGTAGTTACCTATTTGCCAATGACCGCCTCCATAAGTTTCTTCACATACTACTGGATACCATTGTGTAGCATTTTTTGTCTTTTTTGCAAATACTGCGGCATTACCGTCTTTATTTATGTAACTCATGGCTCTGCCAGAAACTACAATATTTGCAGAATCCGTATTCGTGAAAGTTAAACTTCCGCTTAAAGTATCTCCAGAACGATTGACTTTATTATTCCAACTATATTTCTCACCTGTTGTAACTAATGAGTTTGTTGTACCACCAGATGCAGCTGTTTGAGATATAAGATTTCCACTATGGTATAAATAGTACCAATTACCCCAAGGGTATGAACTACCATCGCTATATTTAGCCCTATAAAATAAATATCCAACTGCGGTTGCAAATTGCATATCATATTTTGGACTTATATAGTTCTTATATGTAATTATCTTAAAACCACTTGCAGTTGTTGGTACAGTACCCGCTAATGTGGGAGATACCGAAGAACTCGAAGAGTAGTATGTTTTACCTGCTTCTAATGTATCTACATCATCCCCAGCAACTAAGGCAGTACCCAATTGACCAAAATTAAACACACCTAAAGCATCTGTTGCGCCTAACGCCGTAGTAGCCCCTGTACCTCCTTTACTGATAGGTACAGTACCAAGAGATATTGTTCTTGTACCACTTGTCGTAATAGCACTTTCACTATCTACGGAAATCGGGGAAGTGCCTTTAATTGTAACAGATGTTACTGTACCGGCGTTATTACTGAAAGTTTCCCAAGTACCTTTCTGAGTTAATGCTTTTGTGGCAGTTGATCCGTCAAAAGCTACGGATGTTCTTGCGACTTTATTGCTGTCTGACGCATCTGTTACTACTAATTTATCTCCATTGGCTATTGCAACATCATTAGTCTGTAGCGTACCACCATTTTGAATATTTCCATGAGTATGTGAAGTAGGGGTACGAGCATTAGATAATCTTGTATCACTACCCAACACAACCTGTGTAGTTGAAGCATTACCACTTGCAGGAACATCTTTAGTAGAGGCTGTGCCTAAACCACTAACCTGTGTATTTGCTATTGCTATATCTTGTGTAGTTATACTAACTTTACCATCAGTTTCGCTCCAAGCAGATATTGTTTTACTTGCGGCAATACCGCTAGCACCTGTTACATCCAAGGTACCTAATGCACTAGCCACAGCAGTACCATTTACTGGATTAGTACCTGTTGCAGAATAAGTACTAGTAGTATTACTTGCTGGAAGTGAGGTTGGATATGCAGGCAAACTTATAACACCACTTGAAGGATTATAAGCGGTTGTACCTACTTTTACCTGAGTCGTATATCCACTTATCGTGTCTTTTACATTATAAGTACTACCATCAGGTAATTTTATTTTTGTTATATCTGCCACATTATCACCTCATTAGTTACTTGAAGTAGGATATACAGTATGGGTTGCCTCCGTACCCGTAAATGTCTGGGCGGCCGCAGTACCATTTATTGTACCAGAACTAGAACTTCCTGTAAATTTTAACTCTGCGCCTGTGCCTATAAAACTTGGAGAAGTTGCCTCATAAGTTGCATCACCTGTTTTAACAGTAACATTTTCAGTAGTAATACTATCTCCAGTAGTTTCAACAAACTTAGAAAGAGTAAGAGTTTCACTACTTACAGAGCAATAAACTAACTCTCCAGTCGCGGAAGTCGAGCTAGGTGCCGCAACTGACATATCAGTTACGACTGTCTTTTTTGTAGGATTTTTAATTGTAGTTGTTGCGCCGGCTCCTCCAGATGCAATCGTGATGGCGGGCGCGCTAACAGAACCCTCAGGTGTATAATTTGCCGTACCAGTTCCTACACTAATTGTACCACTAGGTGTAACTGCGCAACTTCCACTTACAGCGCTTGAAGCATTAGAGCCACTAGGAGTAAGTGTAACTGTACCTGTATCTACATAAGCAAATGCTTTAAGAGTTCCAACGCTTGTACCTAATTCTTGCCAAGCGGTTCCATTAAAAATAAACTCGGCGCGCGAAGCACTAACCTGAACGATATCGCCACTAACGGCCGTAACACTCTCACTATTAATTGTGATTGGGTTAGTAGTATCTCCATCTGAAAGAGAAGTCGTTGTGATACCTAACCAATGAGTTGCGTTGGAAAGGGCCGCGATAGCACTTTCAGCATCAGATAATCTTTTCTCTGCGCCGCCTGTCACGCCATCACCTATCCAAGTTCTTACGTCAGAATCTTTGAAGTAATAAGTATTACCAGTCGGTAAAGTGATTTGCGCGAGAACGGGCGTTAATGTCCAAACAATCGTTGCCATTTTTTCTCTCCTTTAATGTGTTGTAAATACTAAATTTTGCGAATCGGTAGGGTCAATATAACATCTGACCTTATTATTCCAGAATTCTCTTTCTTCATTAGTTATGTGTCTTACTGTATCTGATAAATGCACATATAAAAGTTCATCCGTGAAAGGCATATCGATTAAATAAGATGTACCATCTCCAACCTTCATACTTGCAATATTTTGGTCTTGAGAATTTTTTCTATAATCGGTATATATATAAATATAACCCTTATCGGAAATAAGTTGCGGTTGACTATTCCAGGTTTCCGTTGTGGCGCAAAGTACTTTACAATCACCGCTAATTACATATACCGTTCCAAATTGCGCCTCAAGAGGTAATACATTTGAACCAAACTCCGCGGTAACTGGCGCATCAGAATTAAATTGCGCCGTAACTGGCGCATCAGAATTTAGCTGTGCCTGAACATTTTGGGGCACAGCATTTACGTCGACTGAAATCTCATTAACTATATTAAATCCAACGGATAATTTTTGTATGATTTCAGGTTCTTCAGCCACTTGATTGGTCCTCGCTAATTACGCCGTCCTTATAAACTTCAATTACTTCAACATTTGAAGCGATGGTGGCGAGCGCAGTATCATCCATTAAAAGTAATCTTATTTGGAAGAGAGCATCGCCTGCTCTTAATGCAAGAGTATCTTCCTGGCTAAGAGTTACATTTATAATTCTATGGTCATAATCGAACTCAACATCTGAGACAAGCTTGTCTACTTTTACTTTATTCTGTTGAGACAAATAAATCCAGACTTGGCTTACTTGATGCAAGTCAAGCTCGGTCTGGACTGTAATTACGATTGTAGGAGTTGTGCCTCGTATTAATTGCATTGTATTTTCTCCTTTAATTAAGTAGAGGATAGAAGTTTATTCTCTACTCTTTTAGTTATCAAGTTTTATCAATGTATGAGTTCCTATTGCAAAATAATTTGTTCCATTAAATGAAACAACATTAAATTGAGTCACTGTTGAACAATCATAAAAATCAGTAACTCGTTCATCAGGTAATTTAGTTTGCCCCTGAAATAAACAAGCCTGCGTATAATCTAAATAATTTATATCTGGAGAATAGTCTTTAAAGATTGTATTAATTCTATATTCAGCACTTGTTGTATTTTCGATTAAGGGGAAGCTTGCTATATTAGTTGTTAATCCACTTCCACTATAATAACCATACAATTCTTTCTCCCCGACTTTTTTGTAAACAACTCCGTATGATGAACTGTACCAACTATTATTAGAAGTGCATATCCATATGAATACAAAATTAGTTCCATAGGCTACAGTAACATACGGTTTAGTATATCCTCTACTTGAACTTACTAAAGCTGTACCATTTTTATATATTTCTATGGAATTATCAGAAGCCATTTTTTTTATTTCAAATACATTATTTATGTTTATTACTGAATAACTATCAACTAAACTAGCAGTAATAAGAGAACAATTAAGTGAATTAAAGAACCCAACGGTTCCACTTTCATCGCCATATGAAAGTTGTGTTTTTGTTGCTATTGCCATTTATTTTACCTCACAAAGAACTAGTAGTATAAGGAACTGTTGTTACATTTAAGTCAGTTGCTCTCGTGCCGCCGCGCAATGGTCTTACTACATCTGCCATATCTTGTACTCTTACATTTCTATCTAGTGCAAGAGCAATATTATTTATATCTGTTTCTGAATACATTTTACTTCCTAACGAAGGATTTTGTATTGGGTAAATGGTATCATTACCATCTTGGATTGAAATTTGAGTTGATTTGAACCAAGCCATTTATTTCCTCCTTTAAGTAGTTTCTACTTCTGTTAAAATATTTGTTCCGATTGAATAATAATTTTTACCCGCTATTGTTACAGATTGATTTGCGGCTACAGTAGAACAAGATATAAAATTTGTATCATTTATATTTGTAATAATACCGCTTTGGAATAATTGGTTAGGTACATAATCTATATAGCCTGCGGGCGCGCTATAATTTAATCTTGGAGAATGGATATATTGTAAACCGCTTACATCATCTGTTAAACCTATTATATCAAGAGGTTTAAAACTATTATCTGATGAAGAATAAGAATAACCATATAATTTCATATCATCTAATTCTTCGTAAAAGAAGGATAATCCTCTTATATTACTTGCAACATTTTTTGTATACATAAAAAAGAATTTATCTGTATAGCATACAGTAATAGGAACATTATCTTGTCCCCAACCACTACCTATTACATTTGTTCCTTTAACATAGAGCATGGCATTTCCGCTTCTAGGCCCTACATACTTAAAAATATTATCAGCTACTGCACCAACGTATAGATAAAAATCACTTCCACTTATTTCAGTTGTAAGTAGAGGACAATTCAAACTATCGAAGAAAGCCTTATATGTTGCTGTAGAAAAAGCAGCTTGAAAAAATTGTACTTTTGCCATTTATCTTCCCCCTTATGTAATTGAAGTTGTAGTATAAGGACTTCTTACTGGTTGTAAGTATGTTGCTTTTAAGCCGCCATGAGTAGATACTGCCTCTGCCATTTCAGAAACTTTTACAGGTTTACCAAGAACCAAGGCTATATTATTGATACTTGTTTCTGAATACATTTTATTACCTAAAGAGGGATTTAGTATAGGATAGGTAGTGTCATTTGCATCATATACCACGCCACTTGTTCCATAATATATCATACTAATCTCCTTTTAACTTGTGCCATTAAGTTTCCTCCACATTCAAGCCGGCCGCGCCAGATATTCTTGCTAATACACCAATATCAGTTGCTTGAGGATAGAATGTAATTGTTACGCTTCCTGTGGTGGCACTAATATCTGAATAACCAACCCCAGTGGACGTGAAAATTTCAATTAAACTATTTGTTGTTATTGAACTATCAGAAAGAGTAATTGAAGATTGACCAACATTAAGTGTACCAGATACATCTTTATAGGCATCTGCTTTACTAGCTAGAAGAGTATTTATTTCAGTCTTTGTATAAGTAGTTGATTTGTCGGCTTTTAAACCCAACTCATCGCTTATCTTCTGACTACTCCAAGTTTTCTTTGTGGAAATTGTAGTATCATCAATAGAGGCGCCCTCATAGACGGATTGAAGTTGGACATCAAGAACTTCGTCGACTTCAAAGTCAACGGTAATTTCTTGGTCGCTATCAAAACTATTTATATCTGGCATATTATGCCTCCACTTCAACTAGAGTATTTGTACCTACTGCGTAATAATTCTTATTATTTACTGTAACCGTAGAAAAAGTTGGTACTGTTGAACATGCTTGCAGTCCATCTAATTTAAGTGCGTAGCCTGAAGTATCAATCATCACAGTATGATTTGCAAACATCATCTTTGGAGCTACTACTGTATAATTGAAATTTTTAGGAACTATACAATTTTTTGCCGCGGTGCTGATTCGTGTAAAATAAGTGTTTTGATTAGTATTATCTACATCAAAACCATACCACGACCTATACATCATAGAGAAAAAATCTTCATTGCCTTGTATTATCCAATGCCATGCTTGGTCAGCCGCTATTCTAAAACTAACAAAATTTGCAGAAGTTATAAAAGTTACAGCAGCCGCTGTGAAGCCATTATTACGCCCTGAGTATGTGGATATTGTATTTCCCTCCAAATCATATACTACTACATCATGAGTATTTACTTGAAATGATACCTTAAACTTATCAGAAAATTGTATTGAAGGATCTGCACTTATAAATGTAAATCTATTATCATACTGACTAATAAAGTTATATATTTGTGAAGTAAAATTACTTGAAGTATTAGTGATTGTACCTGTATAAATATGTGCTGCCATATTATGTCCCCGTTTCTACTATATCAAAATTTGTAAGTATATAATCCATACTTCCCGAACAAGTTACTAATAAATCCGAAGGCTGAATAGCGCTTGCCATTTCACTTACCTTTAAAGGTCTTCCCAAAGCATAAGCAATCGCGCTAATATCCGCCTCTTTATATAGTTTACTCATCTCTGAAGGATTTTCTATCGGATAGATTATTTCATTTCCATCCGCATTTTCATAAACTATTCCAAATTGAACGTCAATTTCACCGTCAATTTCATAATCGGTTAAAATATTACTCATAATACTTCTCCACCAATTACTCCACCCTTATAAACTTCCTTAATTGCCACATTAGCTGCAAGAGTGGCGAGCGCTATACCACTCGATAAGAGTAATCTAATCTGAAATATAGCAGCAGTATCTGCCTTTAAGCTAAGAGTTTCCTCCTGACTTAAAGAAATTTTAATTGTTTTGAGGTCAGTATCAATATCAACATCAGAAATTCCTTTGTTGATTACAACACTACCTTGCTGGTAAATATATACCCAAATATCATCTACTTGGGATAAATCAATACTTGATCTTACATTAGCTGTAATGGTAGGAGTTGTACCTCTTATAATCTGCATTTCTTTCTCCTTTATTCTTCAGTAAAGAACTTATTGCAAGCCCAGCCAGATTTGCCCATGTAGTTCCCGTAACTCCAATTTCCTTCGCGCTTAAGTTCTACGAATCTTTCTCCATAATTCATACAAGCGATTGTCGCGCCGGCAAATGTGCTGTCTGTGGTATTTGTGTCTTTAGGTGGTGTCTCTCTAAGGAACAAACCGCCCTGAGCAGTAATCTTAAACATGATTGGTTCAGAAGGCTTTTGCTTTACTTCCCCAAATATACCAATCGTCTCCGGATTAAGTACCGGGGCAGGCGCAGGTTTAATCTCGATATTTTCATTTTTAATCTCTTCCTTTTGAGATTTAGAAGTCTTTTTCATATATATAATCTCCTTCGATGTTTAGTCTTATTCTATAATAAAAAGTAGCAATCCGATACCGGGACTCTAAAAATTTGAAATTTTTATGAAATTAGGATATAATATATATAGAAAATAAAAAAATGGAAGGAGTTTCTATGAAAGGATTTGTAAATGGTATAGATTGGATAAATGCAGAAAGTATGCGCTATTGGAGCTTCCCCGCATCCTATACCGACGAAAAGAAAAGGAATGAAGTACATAATGCAATCTTTAGCGGTGACTACCTCGGCGCCCTTAAAGTAGACGGATATTATCAGCGTCTTGTAAAGGATGAAGATGGAAATTGTTTTATGATTGCGCGCAGTAAAGGTGTTAATGGTGCAATCGATAAGTATGAGTGGGTTCCTCAACTTCATCCGTTTATGGATAAACTTCCTAATGGAACAGTTTTGCTTTGCGAGTGCTATCTTCCGGGAAACGAAGGTTCTAATAAGATTACATCTCTTCTTGGATGTTTGAAGGAAAAGTGTATTGCTCGTCAGGAGGCTGGACAGAGACTCCACTTCTATATCTTTGATGTATGCGCTTATGGCGGAGTAGACTTTACAAAAACTCCTATAGAAAAAAGAATTAACATACTTAATCGTATTCTATTTGATTATGAAAGTGATTATGTAGAATTTGCAGAGTACTATCGTGGTCCTGAACTTTGGGATAAGCTTCAAGAATATCTTGCGAGCGGCCGCGAAGGCATTGTAATTACACGAAAGGATTGTCCTATCTACTTCAAGCGCACTCCCGCGCATATGACAATCAAAATTAAGAAAGAACTTCAAGAAACAATCGACGTCGTTATTCTCGGTGCCAATGCTCCTACTCGTAGCTATGGCGGCAAAGAAATTGAAACCTGGAAGTATTGGGAAGATACATTTACAGGCGAAAAACTTTTGGGAGAATATTTCAAAGATTATTATAACGGAAAGAATATCGAGCCAATCACAAAAGCTTACTTCTACGGATGGGCAGGTAGTTTAATTATCGGTATCCGTAAAGATGATAAGTTAGTTCCTATTGGTTCTCTTAGTGGAATAGAAGAGGAAGTTCTTGCAAATTGGCAGAGCTATAAGGGTAAAGTAGCAGAAGTAACTGCGATGCAGATTATGGATACAGAAAACCACGGCTTAAGACATCCTAAACTGCTTAGATGGCGCGAGGACCTTACACCGAGGGATACAGATTATTATAGGTATTTTACATAATGAGTATGAGTTCTCTTGAACGAAAAGTATATGGGCTTCTTACCAAAGCTCATATTACTTTTGTTCGTGAAAAAGTATTTACAGATTGTTATAACGGACTTTATAGATATGATTTCTATTTGCCCGACCTTAGTACTGTGCTTGAGGTGAATGGTGTCCAGCATTACGTCTATACAAAAAGATTTTTTAAGAATAAGTCCGACTTCTTGAAAGCACAAGAAAGGGATAGGCGAAAAATTTCCTATGCCCTCGCGCACGGTATGAAAATCTATTGTATTCCTTATTGGGAAATAGATAGTATTTCAACAACTGATGATTTATTTGCCCAAAAATTTTTGGCTAAATCAAAATTCCATAATGACGATGCTTTCCGCATCAAAAATCAATATGGAAAATGAAATCTTCCTACTTATAATTGAGGACTGAGGTAGGGAGAAAATCCCGGGAGATAGGAAGATGACTTGGGAAATAGCTTTAGGGATTTTTGCTCTTATAAGTTTTATAGGAATGGTAGTCGGTTGGACTAATAAAATCTATGGTACTTTATCCAAGTTAAATGCGAGTGTAGATAATCTTAATGAAACCGTAAAAGAGTTCAAAGAGAATCAAAACACTATAATCGATCATGTTGGTGACCATGATGTAATCCTTGTAAAACATGAAGAACAAATAAAAAATCTTGAAAAAATAGTTAACTCCGATAAGTAATGTTATCGGAGTTAATTTTTTACATTTCAACTTTTTGTATATTCCCAAAAATATCAACGATTATATTGGGTTGTATATATATTTTTTCCTTTTCCGCAAATTCTAATGCAGTCATAGTGAACTCTCTCAGATTTCCATTATTCTCAATCACTATATCATAATTATAATTTAATACTTCTTTATCGGCGTGATTAGATGTTTCTGAATTTTCAGCACTCGCGCGCCGTATAAGTAAAGACTTTGCGCCAAGTTTGTCGCAGAGTTTTTTTATTTCTTTAGGTTCTCTACAATCAATAAAAAATACTATTGATTTAGGATTAACTCCATATTCAAGCCAAGAATCTTCAATGCGCTCGACCTCTTCACAGATATACTTAAATGGATAATCATTCCATTCTGTTAAGAGGTCTTTCAAATCACTTAAGAACTTACGACTCTTTAAGTCTTTTGTTCCATCCCATCCAACACTCTTTGCTATCTCTTTTACAGGAGTAATGGTCGAAAGAATATAACAAAATCTATCTCCTGTAATTTTTTCTATATTTTGTTCAAAAGTTGTCTTCCCCGCCCCCGCGGCCCCATTAACGATGTATATGCTCATACTTCTCCTTAGAATAAATTATCTGCAATATATTCCTTTAACCAATCGCAGAATCTCTGTTGATAGAAGATTATATTATCTTCCCAAAGAGTACAACCTTTAAGGTTTTCAACTATATGATCCCAGAATTTCTCTTCCTTTAATGTTTCAATCAACACGGGATTATTCTTTAACTTACAAAGCTCTTCAGTTATACTTTCATTTACTACCTTATAGTGCCTTGCTATCATCCAATAATGATATACATAAAGAAGAGTGGCTCCTAACAGGTCGGGCGCTACATTACCATTCATCTTAGTTAACTTGAGTAAAGCTTCGACTTGGCTCCAAATATAAGACTCCCAACTTTTACGGAAGAACTCTTCTTTGTTAGATTGACGAGTTAAAGAATTTTTATTATCCCTCCATATATAAGTTGTTTCTTTTATCTTATATTTACTTTTACTACAATTATGGGCAATTAAATTAAAATAAGCATCTTCATTTACACGAAGTCCGTCTAAGAAACGAATATTATTATCTCTTAAATATTTAGCTTTGTAGATGCGTCCATGACACCAAGTTACAGGTGTACTAAATACATCCATTAAGACCCCAGGCTCAGCGGTGCGCTCTGCAATAAAATCAGAGCTTACGATATCTGCATCATGCCCCTTAGCCTCTCGATAAAGAATTTCGACGGCGCGCGGTGTATACATATCATCGGCATCTAAGAACATAAAGTAGTCACACATCGTATCTGCATCCATTCCTGCTTGACGAGCACCACCCGGTCCTACGTTTTTCTCAAGACGAAGCCAACGAATTTGGAGGCCTCTTGCTCTATATCTTTCGACTATATCGAGATAGTCCTCTCCATCACAGTCCTGAACTATTGTTACAATAAACATCTTTTTAGTTTGCGCGACCAATGAGTCCAATGCTTTTGGTAATGTCTCGCGCGCTTTGTACGTAGGTATTATAACGTCTACCAATTTTACCCCCTCATGAACTTGGCCTCTACAGCCATTTCATCTACAAGATTATTATATATATTATCTGCGTGTCCTTCTACCTTCTCAAAGAAAAAACGAGAGTCTTCAAAATATGGAATTAAAAGTTTCCAATAGTCTTTATTAGCTACTGGTTGTTTCTTAGAATTTATCCAACCATTTGTTTGCCATTTTTTATACCATCTTTGTTTATAGCAATTTATAATGTAAGCACTATCACTATAAATAATAAAAGTAGGATTACGGTCAAATGGATTTATATTTCTCCAAGCATAAGTGCAAGCCTCTATAACTGCGGCAAGCTCACAGATATTATTGGTTGCATTATCTATATGACCTTTACCTTTTTGAATTATATCTTCTGATTCATTAAGTATGAGCCAAGCCCAACCACCTTGCGCGCCTTCATATCCATTACCACTTGTTGCGCCATCTGTATAAATCTCGTATTTCATCTATCAAACCCCTTAAAGTATTCATGATAGACCTGTGAGAATCCACCTATCTGTTTATTAGCCTTCTCGATATGAGATACAAAGTCTTCCATATCTATCATCTTTGCATCGATATTACGTCTCGCGCGCTTTAACCATTTCTTACTTTTACATCTCCAACTTATATCGAGATAGTTAAATAAGTCGCCCGATAAATAAACTTCATATCCATATATATCCTTTACTATTTTAGAAATATGAAGGCAAGCTAAATGGCGACTATCTTTTACATTAACATTACAGAGGCAAATCTTTTTAGTTTCTTTTCCTAATGTGAAAAAATTTATAAATGCAATGTTTGTTAAATTGTCAAGTTCTTTTGTAGTCATTTTAATTCTCCTCCTTTATATACCTAAATTATAACACATTTTTATATAAAAGTCAATTTTTAGGGTTACTTAGGTTCTATAGAAATTTGACTTTTTAGTAAAATTTAGGTATAATAATAGTATAAAAGTTAAAGGAGTTATTATGGATACACCGTCAATTACAGAACAAGCAGAGTTTTTGAAAATTCATGCGCATTGTCTTGGATATAGAATTTCTTCTACTGTTAAAGAGAAGTATTATATTTATGACCATTTAGATTATACTAATGGTAAGGTAAAGAGTTATGGATATGTAGTTTATTATGAGAAGAAAAAGAAATATAAAGACTATTTACCCGTAAAAATTGTGAAGACTACGCCCAATGCGGTCCAGTTAATGGTTGATGCAATAGGGCTTCATTTTGGAGAGTGAAAGGAGTAATGGAAGGAATACTTTATGCTATCATAATATTCTTATCAATCGTGCTTGCCGGCGCATTAGCATATGCAATATATATGCGTCAAAAAAATTATAAAGAATTGTGCGAGCGATACGAAAAGGAATTAAATGAAAAGTTTAGAGAGACTCTTCGTAGGTTAAAAGAAGCTCAAGAAGAGTATGGGACAACTCAAGAAGAGTATATAAAAGAGTTTCAGCATCTTCAAGAAGTTCTTGGTGAAATAAAAGAAAAAGAACATTTTAATCAAACCCTATATAAAATTCGCGAGGAAGAATTAAATAATTTAATAGAAAATAAAAAGCAGACTGAACTTGAAAAACTTGATAGAGAAGTAGAAGACTGGGCGACCTCGGCGCAGGAGGCGGCCAGCTTTTGTTCTACACAATTCCAGGAGTCCATTCAAAAAGAATGGAGAGAAAAGGAAGAAGAACTTAGTCTTCTTAAAAATTCAATAGATGATTATAAGGCGCGCCGCGATGTTATCAATCAAGAAATTCTTAGGGCGCGCGCAATCGAAGAACAGCAGGACTTTTACCGCATTATATTACCAGAGTCTTCAAAGCATGACCTGGAAGTTCTTTCCTCAATACGAAAGGAACTCACGAAAGTTGACATTCTTGACAAATTGGTTTATGATAATTATGTTAAAAAACCCGTTGACGAAATGGTTAAGAGAGTTCTTGAAGGTAGAAGTCCTTGTGGTATTTATAAAATTACAAGATTAAAAACGGGTGAAATATATATAGGTAAGTCTACTGATATTAAATCTCGTTGGCAACAACATTCTAAATCAGCCTACCATTGTGGTACTATCTCTCATTCCACACTCCATACTATAATAGAGAAAGACGGAATTGAGGGCTTTACTTGGGAAGTTCTTGAAGAAGTATCCAAGGATAAGTTAGGCGAGAGAGAAAAATATTGGATTGACTTCTATGATTCTAAAAACTTTGGACTAAATGAACGTAACGGAGGTTAAATGGAACTTTCAGATTTACAAACAGAAATCTTAAATGCACCGAGTAATAGGTCGATTGTATTGAGCGCAGCCGCGTCTGGTAAGACACGACTTATGACAGAAAAGGTACGCCAGTTATTGCGCGCGGGTGTTAATCCCCGGGAGATAGCTGTCATCACGTTCACGAATATGGCGGCCGCAGAACTTCGTAAACGACTTGGAGAGGATTATACAGACGGACTCTTCGTAGGAACAATTCATTCTCTTGCTAATTGGATGTTATTGAGCGGTGGGGTTAAGACCAATAAAATCTTAGAGGAAGAAGAGTTTGATGAATTGTTTTCTCTTATAAAACAAAATCCTCAATGCGTGCGCCATATAGAATGGATTTTATTAGATGAGGCGCAGGATAGTAGTGAATCTCAATTTGAATTCTTATTTGATACATTAAATCCTGATTACTTTTTTATCTGCGGAGATGTAAGACAAAGTATATATCGATGGCGCAATGCTCGACCGGATCTTCTTCAATCCATGTGTAATAATCCGAGTATAAGCGTATTTGATATGAATGAAAATTATCGTAATGGATATAATATATTGAAGTTCGCAAAAAACCTTATTCGACCTACGGGATTAGAAGATACTTCAGTATCAAAAAGAGAAAACAATGGTACAGTAACAGAGATACCTTATGATTCTTATGCTATACTTTCCAGGATTATGGATGGCGGTCATTATAAAGATTGGGCAATTCTTACACGTACCAATCAAGAAATTTCTACATTTACTTCGCTTTGTTATAAATACAATATTCCTTTTGAAACCTTCAAACAAGGTGACCTTTCAAAAGATGAGCTTAATGAAAAGATGCAACATGATACAGTTAAGTTATTAACTGTCCATTCCGCCAAAGGACTTGAGTGGCCGAACGTAATTGTAGTAGGTATGAGATACTCAAGTATAGAAGAAAGATGTATCTGCTATGTTGCGGCGACACGTGCTCGTGATAATCTAATTTGGGTTACAGGCAAGAAGAAGAACTCTCCTAAGAGTAGGATTCATAAGTGGTAAGGTCTATGGAAGGAAAACAGTATATTGCTATCTATGATAGAAACGGTAAATTGGTTAAGGTCGCGCGCAGTATACGCGAGGTAGTAGACGGAGAATTTTTAGACGGTGGAATTCGGTCAGCATTAAAATCGGGAAAAATTTATAAAGACCATTTCTTCCGCTATGTAGGCCCTATGCTTTCTGAATATATAGAAGTTCCTTACCTATGTATTATAGACGGACTAAAGTTTATGAAACAAATTGAAATAGCTGAATACTGCGGTGTAACTAAGCAAGCTGTATCAAGTGCTAAATCACATGGCGCGACTCTTATAAACGGTAAGACCGTGGAATGGAGCAAAGAGTAATTTGACTTTTTCAAAAATTTTATATATAATATAGATATAAAAAGAAAAGGAGAATTGGCATGAAGATTACTCGTACAGAAGAAGGCACATATACTCGTACATCAGTTCTTGATATAAACGAGGATTTTGTCGAAGCCATAAATTCAAATTTTAAGAATGCTTTGGTAGGTGAGGTAAATTTTACTCCTCTTACCTTAAAGGAATTTTGGGATATCATAAAGGATTCTGATAATGCGCCGCGCGCCAAGGAAGAATATCCTGTAAATCTTAGGTTCTTTCATGGAAATATGAAGCTTGGTAGTTATATCCGTTGTGAAATCAATGAATTCTTTGAGGAAATATCAAGCGAAAGCGAAGAAAGACCTGAAGTATGGTATGATGAATTCGAATCATAACCTTTAATGACATCCATTATTCTAAGGGAGTTCCGTTGAACTCCCCTCTTAATTTGACTTTTTTGAAAATTTCTGATATAATATATATAAGAAAAAGAAAAGAGAGAAAATAATATGAAACCTACTATAAATGAAATTGAAATAGCTAAAAAGATAGTTAATGATTTAATTGAACATAACTTTTTTGATGCAATCATTTGCGAAGATTGTGATGGTTTTTATTGTTGGAGAGATGCAAAAAAGCAGAAGAATTATCTTAAGGAAGCTGGTCTTAGCGCGCATAGTGGCGAAACTAAGGCTTGCATTATATCTGATAAACTCTCTAATTGGGTTATAAAAGTTGGATTTACTTATAGTGATGATGAAGGCAGAACTACTACTGATTTCTGCGCCATCGAAGCAAAGAATTATAAGGATGCCATAGACGAAGGATTAGAAGAATTCTTCGCTGCATCTTATGAGTTATGCAGAGTAACTCCTCCTGAGAAATATAAATATGAGGAAGATATTGTTTTCTTCATTCAGGAGAAAGCAGAACCTGATGATGAAAAAACATCGGCAACCTGCGAAAAATATACAGGTAGTGATTGTAATGATGACTTTGATAGAGTAGAAAGCTTATTCCAGGGTAATGAAAAACTTGATAGTCTTTTTGAATTTATTGATGACTGGAATATAAATGACCTTCATAGCGGTAACTTTGGTTATACTAAAGAAGGTAAGGTTAAGATTATAGATTATAGTGGATATTGATATGAAAAGAGAAGATGTCATTGAAATATTAAAAGGATATAAGCAACGATTAGATACATCTTGTTCTAATCAGTTAGACGCAGATAAAGAAGCTTTTGACTTTGCTATAGATGCTATCGAAACTGGTGAGATTTATATGACGGGGAAAGACTATAATCTTTTTCTTGAGGGGTATAAGCA